CAAACTGTTTCACTATCTGGTGGTACTGATGACTTTATCGCAACTGATGGTGAATTGCTTACTGCATTCGAATTGTTTGCTAATGCTGAACTCTACGATATCTCTTTAGTGTTGCTAGGTAAGGCAAGCGCAACATTGGCAAGAGATGTTATTGATGATGTTTGCTTAACTCGTTTAGATTGCGTTGCATTTGTCTCACCACAGAATGTCAGTAGTGGTGATATTATTATCGGTAGTAGTGCTACTGAAATAAATCAAACTATTGCATATCGTGACGCACTAGCAACTTCAACTTCATATGCTGTGATGGATTCTGGTTATAAATATCAATACGATCGTTATGCAGATAAGTATCGCTATGTTCCATTAAATGCTGATGTTGCTGGTCTATGCGCTCGTACTGATTACACTAACGACCCATGGTTCTCTCCAGGTGGTTTAAATCGTGGACAAATCAAGAATGTTGTTCGTTTAGCGGTTAACCCAAACAAAACAATGCGTGATAATCTTTACAAGAAAGGTATTAATCCTGTTGTTACATTCCCAGGAGAAGGTACTGTTCTATTTGGCGATAAAACTCTATTGGCTAAACCAAGTGCGTTTGATCGTATTAATGTCCGTCGTCTATTCATTGTTATGGAAAAGGCTATCGCAACTGCTGCTAAATTCCAGTTGTTTGAATTCAACGATGGTTTCACTCGTGCCCAGTTCAAGAACTTAGTAGAGCCATTCCTTCGTGATGTTCAGGGTCGTCGTGGTATCACTGATTTCGTTGTTAAGTGCGATGAGTCTAACAACACAGGTGAAGTTATCGATCGTAACGAATTCGTTGCTGATATCTTCGTTAAACCAAATCGTTCTATCAACTTTATTACTCTTAACTTTGTTGCTGCTCGCTCTGCGATTAACTTCAGCGAAGTTGGTGCGTAATTTAAAGATAAATAAGAAAGAACAAGGAGAGAATTAAATGGCAAACATTGCTGATTTTAAAGCGCAGATGATTGGTGGTGGTGCTCGCCCTAATCAATTCCGTGTTGAATTAACATTCCCATCTTATGTTACTCTAGGTGTGGTAGCTGGACAGCGTGCACAATTTTTGTGTAAAGCTGCTCAGTTGCCTGCATCCACTATCGAGACTTTACCAGTCTTGTATCGTGGTCGCCCAGTTAACTTTGCTGGTGAACGAACATTCCAACCATGGACTGTGACGATTTACAACGACACCACATTTGGTATCCGTAATGCTCTAGAGCAGTGGCAATCAGGTATTCAGAATTATAATACTACTAATGGTCGTATTAATCCTACTGAATATCAAGTTGACTTATCTGTCCACCAACTAGATCGTAATGGTGCAACTATTAAGTCTTACAAATTTGTTGATGCATTCCCGACAACAATTTCCGCAATCGGTTTAGATTACGAGCAACAAAATGCAATTGAACAGTTTGATGTAGAGTTCCAATACAACTTCTTTACTTCAAATACTGGTGCAGCATCTGGCTTTGGTGTCAATGTTTCTATTGATACTCCAGTTGGTAGCTTCCCACTTTAATAATTAACTGAAGGTTATTACATAATGCAGATTTTTGGATTTGAGATAAAGCGTAAGGACGAAGATCAACTACCGAGTGTAGTTCCTCCAAGTCCAAATGAGACAGGAGCAACCGTAGTAAACACTGGTGTAAATGCTGGTGGATACTACGGTATGGTCATGGATCTTGAAGGTGTTATCAAGAACGAAAATGATTTGATCCGTCGTTACCGTGAGGTAGCACAGTATAGTGATTGTGATGGTGCGATTGAAGATATTGTAAATGAAGCCATTGTGGCTGATGAAGCACATAAATCTGTTGAGATTGTTCTTGACGAAGTTAAAGTTTCAGACAATATTAAAACTAGAATTCGTGAAGAATTTAATAGTGTACTTCGTATATTAAAGTTCGATGAAAGAGCGCATGAAACTTTCCGTGCATGGTATATTGACGGAAGATTATATTATCAAATCCTTATCGATG